CTCCTGGTGACGGTTGGATTAATGCATTAACAGCCACTAATGGTACAATTGGTTTAGTTGCTGGTGGAAGTAATTCTAATCCACTTAAAAATGTTAATGAAAATAATGCTAATTATATTGCTTATTGTTTTCAAGAAAAAAAAGGGTACTCAAAATTTGACTCATTTATCGGAACGGGAAATGTTCAAGGTACATTTTGTTTTACAGGTTTTAAAGTTGGATTTTTGATGATTAAAGATACTCAAAATGCTTCTGGTGAATGGCTTATGTGGGATAATAAAAGATCACCACATAATGAAATGAAAAATGGTGTAGCCGCAAATGATTCTTTAGTTCAAGATACCACTAAAGAAATGGATTTTACAGCACAAGGTTTTAAAATAAGAACAACTGATACAAATTATAATTCTTCAGGTCACAAAATGATTTACATGGCTTTCGCTGAGTCGCCTTTCGTAACATCAACTGGTGTACCAGCTACAGCAAGATAATTAACATAGGAGATATTTATGCAGCTTTCAAAGAATTTTTTGCTTCACGAATTTGAAAAATCCTCTACTGCAATCAGGCTTGATATAACTAACAAAGCTGGTAGTGGAGAAATCAAAAACCTTACTGATCTATGCTATGGAGTATTAGAACCAGTAAGAGCAAAGTTTGATAAACCTATTACAATTACATCTGGTTATCGTACAGAAGCACTTTGTGAAATTTTAAAAAGTAGTAAGACCTCACAACATACTAAAGGACAAGCTGCTGATTTTGAAATAGCTGGTGTAAGTAATTTAGAACTAGCCTTATGGATTCAAGGGAACTGTTTATTTGACCAGTTGATTCTTGAATTTTTTAATGAAAACGAGGGTGTTAATTCTGGGTGGGTTCATTGTAGTTTTAATCAAGATTCAAACAGGAAGCAAGTTTTGACATTTGACGGTAAAAACTATAGTAATGGATTACCTGATGCTAAATGGTCAGGTGGAAAGTTAAGAAATTAATATGGCTAAAAAAACTAAAACTAAAAAAGTTCCTAAAGGTTATCATAGAATGCCAAATGGCAAACTGATGAAAGATTCAGCTATGAATAAAAGAAAAAAAAAATACTAATGGCTAAACAAAACGCACTACAAAAAATAGAATCCCACGAAAAGCTATGTCGAATAATGCAGAAATTAACTCACGATAAAATTAATATAATAGAAGATAAAGTCAAAAGATTAGAAAAGATTTTACTAATTTGTACTGGTTCATTAATTAGTGCTATGGGATATGTAATTATCACTATGTTAGGATTGTAATTAATTAAAAAAGCAGTACAACTTATAACTGTATGAAGAATAAAAGAATACTTGTTATTTCAGATATGCACATTCCTTATCATCATAAGGACTCAATCAAATTTTTAGCAGAGATTAAAAAAGAATTTAAACCAGATAGAATTATTAACATAGGCGATAGTGTTGATTTTCATGCAATCTCTATGCACGACTCTAACCCTGATTTACCTAGTGCTGGAGATGAACTTAATTTAACAAGAAAATATATTAAAGAACTAGAAACAATATTTCCAGATGTTACAGAAGTAGATAGTAACCACTCTAGTTTAGTATTTAGACGAGCATTAAAGTATGGAATGAGCAAACAATTTATTAAATCTTATGGAGATTTTTTAGGTACTAAAAAATGGAAGTGGGTAGATAATATAACTTTAACTATGTCTAATGGTCAAAGGTGTTTCTTTACTCATGGTTTAAGTGCTGATATTTTAAAAGTATCACAAGCTATGGGTATGAGTGCTGTGCAAGGACACTATCATACAAAATTTGTTATTAGTTGGTGGGCAAATCCTGATAATCTATTCTTTGGAATGAATGTAGGTTGTTTAACTAATCAAAAATCAATGGCATTTGAATATGCTAAAAATTTTAGAACTAGATTTATTATTGGTTGTGGAATTATATTAGATGGTATTCCAAGACTCCTTCCTATGGTATTAGATAAAAAAGGTAACTGGATAGGTAAAATTGTCTAGGTTAAAGGGTCATAGAAGCAATTTAAAGGCTACTGATAAACAAATAGGTGGGAAGCACTATAAGCAATATAAAATCCAACCTATTGAGTTTATAGTTAAGAATAAGCTAGACTTTATACAAGGTAATATTATAAAATACGCACTCCGAAATAAGAATGGAGAAAACCCTGATGAGAAATGGGATAAGATCATTCATTACTGCGAATTAGCAAAAGAGTTGCAAAATAAAAAATAAGGAATATTAAGCATGAATGAACTTCACTTATATAATTTATTCAATTCTTGTGCTATACTGGGCAACATTAATATTTTTTACAAGTAATACATATTTATGATTTTTAGTTTATTAAATAACCCACTCACAAAATTAGTAGTTTCTAAAGCAACTGACCATTTTAAACATAAAGCTATCAAAGTTAAAACAATTAGAGAAGCTGAAATAGAAGCAGCTAAAGATGTAAATATTTCAAGAATCAAAAGCCAAGATAAAAGTTGGAAAGACGAGATATTAATGATCTGGCTTATATCAATGTTAAGTACAGGCTGGTTTGAAAGCACTAGAGGAAACTTTGAAGAATGGGTAAGAATTATTAATGATCTACCTGACTCTGTATGGTATCTTGTAATTATTGTATTCACAGCAACATTTTCTACTAAAATGACAGATAAGGTTTTAAATCGTAATAAAAAATAGTAATATGTTTCAATGAAAGTTGATGCAGTAATTATTGAAGTAGAATTTAGATTAGAAACTTCCCACCACCCTTACGGACATTTTGTTAATTTTAGATTTATAGATGTTGTTCCTAACAGAACTAAACTATTAAGAATGTTATCTGATGTAAGAAAGAATCCTGAAGTTGATCTTGTAGGTTATGATTATACTGAAACTCCCATCACATCTAAAACTAGCTTAAAATATTTTGAAATAACTAGACATTAAATCAAGGGTGGAGAGAGAGAGCAAACCACCCAAGACCAAATTATTAACTCTCGCTAATAACTCTATTCACTAACTGATTAACAAAGGGAACTAAACCACGATTCTCGTTAGTGAAATTCATTAAGTTGGTTGCTTTCCATTTAAAGCTAAATCTCTTTTTAATTCAGATTGTTTAAGACTCACATACTTATCTAAATTATTATAATGGTATCTAGCTTTAACTAAAGCCATTTCAGCTTCTGCATAAACATCTACAATTTTTTTATAATCTTCATCTGTTCTAGCTTTATGTTCAGCTTCTAAATTTGTTTTTGAATCTAATTTATGTCTTAAAAAACATTTACTATAAGTTGCTTTTAATCCTTCATTTAGGATTATAACTTTACCATGTGCTATACTCCATTCAGTAGATGCCTTTTCTAGTTCTTCATATGATTTATTACTTAAACTCATTTACTCTCCTTTTTTATTATATATTTTAAAGCACTTGTTGTTGGGTCAAAATCTATTTTACTACAAGACATTAACCCTATTGATATAACAATCACAAATATTATAGCAACTATTTTTACTACAAGTCTATTGTATTTTCTATGTATTGGTTGTCCAAATATTATCATGGGTAGTTTAACAAGTCCTCTTGTTCTTCCTCTAGTTGTTTTATTTGTTGTTTTAAATGTTTGTTTTCTAACTCGTATTTTTCAGCTAAATTTCTTTGTTGTTTAACTTCTAAATACAATGCCTGTATTTCCTCAACCTTAAAAGCGAAATCTTTTTTTAATTCAAAGAAATCGCTAATAAGTTCTTCTTGTGTGTTGGATAATTTAACCATAATTAAAATGGAATCTCATCGTCCATATCAGACATATTATTAACAGGCACAGCATTATCTGGTGCAAAGGGTGCTGCTTGTGTCATTGGTTGTGGTGTGTATTGAGGTGGAGTAACATTAGGCATTACTTGACCAATAGGTTTCATTCCATCAACATTCTGTCCACCCTGATAAGGCTTAACCATAAAACAAGTTACTACTTGCTCACTATCAGCACCATATTTAGTTTCTTTAGCTTGTTGAACTTTAGAACCCCATTTAAGACTATAACCAGCTTTAGCATAAGCCTGAACTTGTGGCTTGTTATACCAGTTCATAAATTCACTTAATGAAAATAGTTCTTTAGTTAAGCTACACATAAATTTAGCTTTAGTTGCTGATGCCGAGTATTCATAACTAGGACTTTTTTTACCAGTTTCATAGAGTTTTAAAGTCAACCCACAGAAAGGCATATCGTAACTTGGTTTTTTATCTTGATACATTTTTCATTCCTTTTTTTAGTTTATTGTATTGTCTTACTGATTCATTAAATAACTTCTCGGAGTTATGACACGCAAGTAATCCAAGAAAGGCTTTCATGTGTTCTTTTTTATATAAGATATGTCTAGCTTCAAACTCTCCATCATCTTTAGGAAGTCTTACTACATACATCTTATGTATTTTTTTGCCTGTCTGTTCTTCATAAGCAAGTTTATAAGCATGGAGTTGATGAATCATATTTACAAAGATACCCTTTGAAGTTTTTATATCTATAAGCCATAGGTTCTTACTGGAATCTTCTGCGATCAAATCTACAGTTCCACAGTAACCTCTTTCTGAATATAGAATTTTTTCAGACTCAATCAGTTTTAATTTATGTTTAGTCCAAAATCTCTTAAATTTATCAAAGCAACCTTTAACTATTGGGTCGCTAGGTTCAGTAAAGGGTTGTCCTTTGACCCATAACTCACAAAATTTATGCACCATAGAACCAATAGATAATATTCCATCTCCTTGCTTTCTAGCATTGGCTTTAGCATTAATTACTATTGCATCTATTTTATCTAATGGGATTCCTTGTTTCTCCATCTCATCTTTAAGTGCATTAACTTGATTGTTAATCTTCCAATTTTCTAACATTGGACTAGCTAACTTACCAAGTATTGTGCTTGTACCTACTATGTATTCACTACCTTTAATGTATTTATGTTTTTCTTCATTAAAGTCTATCGTGTGACCATGCTCTGTATTAACGATTGTCATTACTCTCTCCCTTATATTGTTGTTTGTTTTTTGATTTAGAAACACAGACTCTATTGTATTCTTCAATAAATGTTTCTGTTTTTAAATTATAATTGCTTATAACTTTATTCATGGCTTTAATTCTTTTATCTTTCCATGAAGATGTCGTTTTTGATTGGATATACATTCTCTCTCCTTCTTGTTAAAAATGTTAAGTTAGCATCTAATATAGGTTTAATCCAATAGTCAAATGAAACATCAAAATATTCTGATAGTTTTTTAAGGTTTATTGACTTAACTTCATTCTGTCCTCGTTCATATTTTTGAACTTGTTGGAATGTTATATTAATTGATTTAGCTACCCTAGTCTGCGTGTAACCTCTCATAAGCCTAATCTTCTTTAGCTGCAATCCAACTATTTTAGTAAAGATTAACTCATCATCTTTTTCACTTATTCTCCATTCTGCCATTAACTCTATAAGCGATTGGTTAATCTCTAGTACGTTGGTATTAGTTCTTGGTTTGTGCATTGCGTTCCTTTTCTTTTATTTTATGT